ATATTATGTAATATTATAGAATATTAAGAACTTAGGTTGATTGGGAGTAAAGGCTGGCTCTCAAACCATCGCAATTTATTTTCAATTATCCTGAATTCTTATTTAATTTTAACCGGTCCTGATCTTACTAATTATAAAGGACTTTAATATAATATAATTAGATTGCACTGTAGCTTAGATAAGGTTAAAGCAAGCAAATAGATGACGTACTCGCGGTCACTCTCTATTTGTAGGAAGTCGGTTCAATTCCTTCCAGTGCATTAAAGTAGTGAGTGTAAGAAATTACAAAGACGTTAACGGCGCCACAAGCTCAGAAATGCGATAAGACCCCGACTCACTGCATTTTAACAAAGAAACAGGAAGTATGAGTTATATTAATCCAGATAGTATAAAACCATTGTTTAAAAAAGAAATTAAATTCAATGTTTTAAATTCTAAGATAACAGCGATATTCACTAAAGATAATAATGGTCTTTTTGAAAACGCTATAGCCTTTACAATACCACCTAAAGATAATTTAGAGTGTGATATTGTATTTAATTTATCAGAAAAAATACCAATAACTACAATCACGCATGAGATAATTCACGCCATTAGATACGTATGTTTTCCCATTATATCGGAGCTACAATTATCTGGACAAGATGAGGTTTTACCTTGGTATACACATTATGCCTTAGGGGAAATACTAACTTTTTGTAGTGATAATAAAATAAAACTATGTAATGTGGAGGAAGTATGATAGATAATGATGTTGGTACAATGGTCAAATGTGTGTTTTGGTATAAATGCATTGATAAATAATATAGAATGAAAGAAAGTAATGATAGGCGATATTTACGAGGGTAAGTTTACAAGGGTTCCGATGAATCCTTTTAAAGTTGGAGTTTTTAAAGTATCAAAATTCATAATTGATGTTAGAAAAGCTAACTACAAAGTTTATGTTTGTCATGATGATGTAAATAAAACTTTAAATTTATTTATAGAGCCGCCAATTGATCAACATAAACACATTGTTTTAGAAGATAAGGAAATTATATGGATAGGCCCGGAAAACCTGAGATGATGTGGCATAAACAAGAAAAAATTCAAGTTTATACTACAGTATCAAAAGATATTTGGAATAAATACCAGGAAATAGAAAATAAAACTGGTGTCAAAAAGTGTGAGCAACTGTTTAACGATTTAATTAATAATGGTAGAAAATGACGGAATACGACTTTGATAAATTAATTTACTTCAGCAAAAAAGAGGTTGAAGCAACGGGCGCAAAAATTGAGGACGTTTCTTTTTCTTCACTAGATGCTTTGGATGATATGCGTAATTTATTGGGTGAGCCAATTAATTTAATTAAAAACGGCATGACAACAGGCCAGCATAAATCTGATGGGCACCCAAAAGGGGTGGCTATCGATTGTCATATGGGTCTTTATGAGGATTATTATAATGTTTTTAAAGTTGCTCTTAGTGTTGGATTTAATAGAATAGGGATTTATTGGAATGGTTCAATGTATTCATATCATTTGGAAATTTCAGATAAAACATCTTTTTGGACTGGATCTAAAAATCCTGGTGATAAAAATTGGACTTATGGGCCTTTAGTTCTTGATCCAAAGGATATGTAGTGAAAGATGATGTAAACAGGCCGTCACACTATACGTACGGTTCGATTGAGGTTATTGATTATATTGAAGATAAAAAATTAGGTTTTCACCTTGGAAATTCAGTAAAATATATTTCTAGGGCCGGAAAGAAAGATCCATCTAAATATATTCAAGATCTAGAAAAGGCTATTTGGTATTTGAAGCGGGAAATAAAATCAGAAAACACCAGGGCTTTAAAAGATAGAGATACAAAATGTGCGCTATGACATTTTATTTTAAAAATAATAAATGGGCCGTTTTGTTTGAAAAAAGCAAAGTAAAAACCTCTTCAACGGTAAGAGGAAAACTAACAAAAGAAAGTAAGTTATGAATAAAGAACTTGAATATTTCAAAACCAATGTTGTTTTAAGAACTGCAAATTTAGAGGGCTTTAGTGATACCGATAATTTAACGCATGTTGCGTTCGGTTTGTGCTCTGAATATGGGGAATTATTAGAGGCATCAGTAAAAAATGATATGGTAAATGCAAAAGAGGAACTGGGCGATTTGCTTTGGTATGTTTTTTTAGGAGTTTCTATAATTGATTTTGATATTGAAAAAGAAGATTTAAAGTTGACAGCTGAAAATCTAGATACTCACCCTGCAACAATGCTCGGTATTGAAGTGGGAAACTTTCAGGATTCATTAAAAAGAAATATATTTTACGGATCTCAAAGAAACGATGTTGCAATTAAATTGTCATTATCAAGAATTTTGTATAGTATCGGTGGTATTTGCAAAACATCAAACACAACCATTTACGATTGCATGAAGCTAAACAAAATGAAATTAAGTCAAAGATATCCAGATAAATTTTCAAATGAAGGTGCAATCAATAGGGATACAAAAAAAGAACGTGAAATTCTAGAGGATGAGTCTTTAAAATTAGAGAAAAACTAAATATGAGCTGTAATGGCTCATTTTTTATATACATTTAGTATACTATGCAAACCTAGGAGGGTTTAGTAATGTCAAGAGTTAAGTCTGTAAAAGATATCCCATATGAAAAGGCCCGGTTTCTAAAGGCCCTGGAAGGTGCACACGGAATGATTTACACGGCCTGCAGCGCCTCGAAAGTTCCGCGATCAAATGTGTATGACTGGATTAAGATTGACAATGATTTTGCCGAAGCTGTAAAAGAAACTAGGGAAGGGGCTATTGATTTTACTGAATCTAAATTATTTGATAATATCAAAAAAGGCAATATCATAGCCCAAATGTTTTTATTAAAATGCATCGGAAAACATAGGGGATGGATTGATAAAACAGAAGTCGAACATTCGGGTAGTGCTGTTGAAAATATTACTGTAAATGTTGTTGCAAACAAACCTTTGGCTAAAAAAGATTAATGCAGTTCGATGTAACCTCAGTATTTAATCAAAATTTTAACGCTTGGGATGAAAATTGGCGTGTTTTCGTGAATCAGGGCGGGACACGATCGAGTAAAACATATTCGTTGTGTCAATTATTTGTTGTAAAACTATTACAATATACTGGTAAAGTTCTCACTATTGTTAGGAAAACAATGCCAACCCTAAAGGCATCTGTGATGCGTGATTTTTTCGAAATATTACACAATATGGATCTTTATGATTCAAGATATCACAACAAAACGGAATCAACCTATCATTTGAACGGAAACTTAGTGGAGTTCGTCGCCTTGGATGATGCGCAAAAGGCCAGGGGTCGTAAACGTAATTGGCTATGGATGAATGAGGGAAATGAATTAAGGCTTGAGGATTGGCGACAATTGAGCTTTAGAACTTCAGAAAAAATATTTTTAGATTTCAATCCATCGGATGAGTTCCATTGGATATATGATAGTGTTATGACTAGAGATGACTGTAAATTCATAAAAAGCACTTATTTAGATAATTCTTTTCTATCTCCCGAGCTAATAAATGAAATTGAGCGTCTAAAGGAAGAAGATGAAACTTATTGGAAAGTCTATGGACTTGGAGAAAGAGGCAGTAGCGGTGCGACAATTTACACAAATTGGGAATTATGCGAAAAAATCCCCGAAAATATTAACGATTGGTGTTTTGGCCTTGACTTTGGTTACAATGTGCCATCTTCATTCGTTTTTTGTGGGTTCAAAGAAAACAGATGCTTCATAAGGCAATTGATTCATGAAAAAGGTTTAACGAATTCGGATTTAATTTCAAGACTTAATGAGTTAGATATTGAATACCCCGAACTACAAATCAAGAACAAGGAAATTTTTGCAGATGCGGCCGAACCTAAGAGTATTGAAGAGCTTTACAGAGCGGGTTTTAATTCTCATAAATCAATAAAAGATGTTGCGCACGGATTAAAAACCGTGAAATCTTTTGAACTTTTGATTACTAAAGATTCCGACGAAATACAAAAAGAAATAAAATATTATAAATTTAAAGAAGATAAGGATTCTAACGTCCTTGACCAACCTTGTAAGTTTAACGATCATGCGATGGACGCAATTAGGTACGGAATACACACGTATATGCATGGCAAAAAAGAAATTAACGCAATAGATTTAGATTGGGCTTAAGATGGCGATTAGCACTATAACGACATATGTGTCGACAAACAATATTACGGATTATGATTTTTTAGATCAAGCCTATAACGGAACTGGTGGTTTTAAAAAGGGCGAATATATTACGCCACACTGGCGGGAAAAAGATTTCAGGTACGAGCGCAGGCAAAAAGACGCTTATTATCCTAACATCCTAAAGCCTATAATTACTGGTCATGTTGAGCCATTATTTAAAACGGAACCCATTAGAGATTTGGGTGAAGATGAGTTTCTTTTAAAAATTCAAGAGGATTGCGATAATAAAGGCAATTCCATTAATATTTTTATGAAGCGCCAAACACGAGAAGCAAGATTACAGGGCAAAGTATATATATTGGTTGAGAATTCGTCGAAGCCTGAAACCAACAAAGCCAGGGCAATTAAGAACAGGTCATTACCTTATTTAGTTGCAATAACAAAAAATAGAGTCGATGAAGATAGTGTTTTGTATGATGATTTTGGAAACATTTCGGAAATAACCTATTCAATAGTTAGTCAAGAAAAAGACGATAAAGGAAAACTTCAAAATGTAACCACTTATAAAACCTGGTCCTCTGATTCGTGGATATTGAAGAGTGCAAAGGGCGAAGAGCTTGGTGAAGGAGAAAATAAATTAGGCTTTGTCCCTATCGTTCAATATTACGGGGTCGATGAGGACAATGTATCTCCACAATCTGATTTTTATCACATTGCGAAAGCTAATCATAGACTGTATAATGTGACATCAAATATTCAAGAGCAAGAAGATAATCAAATGTATCCTGTTTTAACTCTTCCAAAATCGGGCGGATCACAACAAAATATAGGCACCGCATCGGGATTAGAATTTTCACCGGATGCGAAAAAGGGACCTGCATATATTTCGCCGCCTGTTGATCCTATTAAGGTTTTGGCAGAAAATGCGGCCAATTTGATAATCAAAATGTATGATATGGCTAACCTGGCAATAATTAAAAGTGTTGCCGGTACGAGTGGCGAATCTAAGAGGTGGGATTATGAAAGAACTGAAACGGCTCTTTCCGGAACTGCTCTTCAAGCTGAAAATACAGAGCTCAATATTTGGAATGTAATTCAAAAATATTTAGCTAAAACGATTGACATTTCAATAACTTATAGTCGAAAATTTACTTTTGTTGATTCTGACCAAGAGATTCAAAACGCGCTAGACATATTGTCAATGAATTTAGGTCCAGCCGGAAATGCTGAAATTAAAAAGGTTTCTGTTAAAAATGCAATTCCTTATATTCCAAATGAAAAAGCGGAAATAATAAATGAGTCGATTGACGATCAAGCAAAGATTGAGGATCAAAACGATTTTGAAGAACTGGACTAATAGCCAATGGCATCTAATCGAGAAAACAAAGATAAGCAAGTAAATAAGGCTGAAAGTGGTATAAATTCCGCTTACAAGTCTTTTTCTAAAGAATCAATTGACGATATTTTGAAAAATATTGACGACCCCAAGATAAGACAGAGGATTATTAGGTTATTTGAGGCCGGAGTCTTTGACGACATTGTAGAAGATGTTTTGCAAAAGCAATTATTAGAGGCTTTGTCACTTGGATATGGTTCTAAAATAATAATTGAAGATGGTGACAAGTTAACGAAAAAATTATTAACTAGGTCGTGGGTTGATGATGGGATAAACGCATCAAATAGAATCAAGAGATCAACAAATAAAATTAAGCGTGTTGTTGCTGATGATATAAAATTAGCGATCAAAGAAGGTGATTCACATCAAAAAATTGTCAAGTCAATGAAAAGGCTTATTGATAAGGGGGATCTGGAGAGTGATTTGATTAGGCGTAAGATAACAAAGCTTTCTAGATCTACAAAAGATGTTAAGACAATGCAAGAAGTTGTTAACCTAAGAAAAGAATTATTAAGAGGGAAGAGCTCTAAATTGAAAAGATCTTATTTAAGGTTTTTGGATGCGTTCGAGTCTCAAGATAAAACTAGAATTGAAAAGGCTGTTAACAATGCGATTGACAAAAAGGCTCGATATGTTGCCGAAAGAATAGCCAGGTCTGAAACGTCCAGAGCTTTTACAGAGGGCTTTGATCTAAGATGGAAGAATGACCCTGATGTTATTGGTTATAGGTGGCGCTTAAGTGGTGGGCATAGAGAAGATTTTGACCAATGCGATGTTTATGCGCATGCTGATTTTGGGAAAGGAGAAGGCGTTTTTCCAAAAGGAAAGATCCCCTTGCAGCCTGCCCACCCAAATTGTAAATGTTATTTGACTCCAGTTTTTGGAGATGAGGACGACGACAAACCTTTTAATTTAAAAAAGGGCGATAGATATGTTAAGAAATTAAAGGCACATCAAAGAGCAATGTTAATGGGTGGTAAGAATAAAGAATTATATGATTCTGGCAAAATAACCTTTGACAAAGCAATAAAAGGATTTAAAAAACCAACAGTGGTAAAGACTAGAATTGTTGAAGGTGATTTAATTTAGTATATTTTATATTAAGTAAAACAATACCACTTTATAGAATTAAAGTGAAAATCCTAGTAAGGAA